AACCTACGAATAATAACTATCATTTGAACATGTCGTCCGAATCTTCATCTTCAAGTGCGGGAAACTCGTCGTCGTCGAGCTCTGCAAAGCAGAACGCCGGCCAAGCCCCGAAAGGCCAGAAAAACCTTTGCTTCAATTGTGACAAAGAAGGACATCGTGCTAAGGATTGCACTTTGCCGCGCGATCAGACACGCATTTTTGCCAATGCGAATAAAAATCGCGCACCAGCTGCTCTTGCTGAGAAGAAGAAGCAGTACGAAGCTGAGAAAGCTCGTAGAGTTGCCAACGATGCGCGTCTCGAGCGCATTGAAAAGTTGCTCCTGGCATCTGTTCCTAAAGTCGCTATTAGCGCACCTGCCACAGTAGTGTCTCAAGTGGCAGAAGTCTCATACAATCATCGAGCTTTTGTGGACGATGATTTTGAGTGGGAGATCAAACCAGCGGCTTCGCCAGCCGCTGATGCGGTTGCGGAGTGCGCCGAGGGCCCGTTGCAAGGATGCTGCTTGCCACCAGTCCCTGAGTCGATCATCATTGATAAACTGTCTGATGCGAAGACTCAAAATTGGAGAGACAAAGCTTGGCTTATGGCCGACTTTGTGATGCGTGGACTTTTCTATGCGTGCTGCATTGTTTTCTGCTGCCTCGGATTCGCCTTGTGTGTTGGCGTTCCGGAAGTTGCGGTGGTTGGTGCGGCTTGCTTGAACGTGATTGGCTGGCGTTTGTGGTGGATTTACCGACCTAAGGGCGTGAATTCTAAGACTTACCAGCTGATTGGGTCCGCGTACATCAGTCGAGCATTGTCGGGTGACCGTCGGTTTCTTACGTTTCGAACGTGTCCGATTGAGTCGCATGACTTTATTCCTGATGCGAAGTATTTGCAGTATCGTGTGTTCACAACACGAGATGGCAAGTCTTCGTCGCGAGTCGTGATCATTTCACATGAGTTGTTCCTGGAGGCTAGTGCTCCAAAGAACAAAACACGATATGTGAATGCTGAATCTCTCAAGACATGCTATTCGGATACGCTGTCTTTTCTGCGAACACATGGCCACGTTAACCTCGATCGTGATCTTGAAGCTGAACACCACATTCTACACAATACTGCTGAGTTCTTCGCGTTTAAATTGCGGTGTGAGTTGTGCTTCGATGACATTGAGTCGGTAAACGAGGTCAGCCCGTGAGGCGGTTGGTGGCATATGGTTATCGGTTTAGTGAGTTCAAAGCACCCATTAGAGGCATGGACGTTAAAAGTAACGTTTCATTTGCTGTTCATCAATGGAGTAATCCTGACCGACGACCGCCGATGTGTGTTTCACTCGGTTGCCACCTTAACCACTTCAAGATGCCCTTCGGCGACCTCTCCGATACGGCATCGAGCATTGCGGGCGTGCTCAAAAGAACCTGTTTCAAGCATCCTCCTGCTGATCCAGGCCTTAGGTTCGAGCTAGCGGAGTTTGTCCGATGCTGGCTTAAGAAGAATCTATCTCCACTGAACATTCAAGATGATGTGTCATTCAATACTTGGATTGAGGGAACCAAGTACAGTCGTCGGAGAAAAGATGAGTTAAAGCGTGTCTACGAGGCATGGGAAGGAAAATTTCGAAAACGTGATCTTGAATGCAAATCGTTCAACAAGGCTGAGTCGTACTCGACTTGGAAGCATTTGCGTGGGATCAATTCGCGATCGGATATCTTTAAGTGCGTAGTGGGCCCGACTTTCGCGGCTATCGAGCGGGTACTCTTTAAGATGAAGTGGTTCATCAAGAAAGTGCCTGTTAGAGACCGTGCGCGGCATGTGTGGGAGACAATGTATAGCCCCACAGCTCAGTATTATGCCACGGACTATTCGGCATTCGAGTCTCACTTTGATAATCAACTGATGGCTGAGGTTGAATTTCAGATGTATGAGTATATGACACAAGCGTTACCTACTGGCGCTTGGTGGTATAATCTCGTTTGCGAAACACTGGGTGGTCTACAGACTTGTCATTACAAGGGGTTTGTGGCCACAGGGGTCGAATCGCGCATGTCTGGAGAGATGTGCACCTCACTTGGCAATTCATTTGCCAATCTCATGATCTTTCTTTTTGTATCTGCTAAAGCTGGCATACCGGAAGAAGACATTGCAGGCTTTGTTGAGGGCGATGACGGCTTGTTCAGATTTGAGAAACATCAGGTTCTTGATGATTCGTTGTTCACAAAGCTCGGTCTCACGATCAAGATCGAGAAATTCGACACACTTAATGAGGCGTCGTTTTGTGGACTCATTTTTGACCCAGACAGCTTAATCATCATTACTGATCCGCGAGAGGTCATGGCGGATTTTGGATGGGCAGGACCATTCTATACAAAATGTAGTGATGTGCGACTTCGCGAGCTCTTGAAAGCAAAGTCGTTGTCCTTTATGCACCAATATCCTGGTTGTCCAATTGTTCAGTCGCTTGCGTTGTACGGTCTTCGTGCGACGAAAAGTGTTGAGTTGAGTCGTTATCTTGAGAAGGATCGACACCTTAACATGTGGGAGCGCGGACAATTGTTGGCTGCGGTGGAAGATCTCGACGAAATTGTAGCTCGACCTGTTACTAGAAGGTCCAGAGAGATGGTCGAGAAGATGTACGGAATTCCCGCTCATGAGCAGGTTCAGATTGAGCGAATGCTTGACAGTCGTTGCACGATTGGACATCGCCGCGATAATGCGGCTGATCCGTGTGACAAAAAGATCAGATTGGAGACAATTGATCTGGGGCGCCCACAGTGGTTGCCCGATTGTTGGGCATCGCATTGGTTGGACTATGTTCGTGAGTTTCAAGGTGATATTCCTGTAGCATTTTCGCCGCTGCTGGTGCATGATAACCTCCCCCGTTCGATTGTTGTTGACGGTCAGCAAGTTCCTATGCCGATCGATTCTCAGGACAACATCGTGGGGAAGCATTTCCAGACTCGCCTTTGGGTGGGCTGATGTTGCTTCGATCATTTGATTGGAGTCGAGGGTAAGACCCGGGGTTAACGTGCCTGGCGTAGCAAACGTATCATCACATCGGCATTGCAGTGTTGAGACGCCACTTGTGGGATGGGCTAGTTTAGGTAGTGGGCGTGTACGCATAGGAATGGGGCTACACGACGGAGATGGTGAGGAACCTGAGTAGACAGCACGTGTATCCGACTGTTTGAAAAGATTAAATTCACCGCCCTACTGAGGCGAAAGACTGAAAACAAGGTTAGGCGTTGTTTTGTGATTGAGCTGCGGGGCCACGCAAGTAAATATGGC